CGATTTTGAATACACGCTTTTCAGGTGCTCTCATAATACGATGGATTAACATAGCATCTTCCATAAGACTTAACTGTTTCCATACACGTCTACCATTTTCAATTTGACTCTTTCCGTATGGCAAAAAGTTACTATCACTTAATAATCTAAAGTGTGCAATTTGATAATTTTCCATTTCTTCAATCTTTCCACCTTCTGGTAAATTGACTTGAAATTTGGTATATGACTTATTATTTAAATCACTATTTTCTACACGAGTAACATTATATGCACTGATAGGTTCGACAATATAAACTCCATATTCGGGTGATATATGAAGTTTTAAATAAAAATCTCCATATTTTACTAGGTTACGAGTCCATGACCATAAATTAAATTCAATGTTTAAAATATCATAAAATAAATTTTCGAGAACTTGTTTGATTGTTTCATTATCGGAATGTACCGTTAATATATTACCTAATTCATTTTTGGTGATACATTCATCAGCAAAAATATCAAGTGCCGATGCTATAATTGGGTCCATATCCATTGTATCATAATCACGAAACAATTCGATTCTAGATGCCTGATAACTAAGGGAAAAATCTCTACTATATTGATTATATGCAGATGTTCGGATTCTATTAAAGCGGTCACGTAATGTATTTCTATCCGTTGCATACATTACTTCATCGGTATCAACAACTTTTAATTGTTTTCCGCCTATGTTTCGAATAATAACATCTGTGCTGAATAGCTTTTTTAATTTTGCGAACAGCGAACGTTGCTTTAAATTTTGAAATTCGGGTATTGCCATATATGTATATATAAGTAGTAAATTGTTATAATAACCAGTTTAAATTTTCTTTTAAATCGCCTTGTGCTCCTTGTACTGCCCATTTCCAAGCTTCACTTGCTTTATCGTTATGTCGTATATTGGAATATCCAATAGTAGATTGTACAGAAGTTTTTTTAATATTGTTTAATAATGCTTTATTCATATCTACGGATTCGGATTTTAATCTCAATGCAGTATCTCTAACCCACATTCCAATACACAAACTCAGTACTAAATCGTCATTATATCCACGCATTGCAATCGCTTTATTATTATTCCAAATGAATACACTTATTTCGTCTATAAGTCGTTTTGACCTAATTCCAATTCCACCTTCTCTCATTAGACGTTCAAAATTCTCAATAATAAGAGGTCTTGTTTTTAAACTGTTAGTAAACCCAGCAACTTTTTGTTTATCATATGCATTTAGTTTATTTGTCATATGTTGAGTTATATCGATATACTGTAAATCTTTATTGCTATAATATAAATTATTATATTCTCTATCGATTATTTGTTGCAATACCGCCCATCCATATGTTGCATTTTCTACAACTAATAATGCATTATTATATTCAGTTGCAACGGACACTAACATATTACCGAAATCTTTAGTTCCGATAATTCCCTTATATTCTGCAATTTGTAATAAAGATTCTGGGTCTATTACTTGAAATGCACTATAATCAGCACCATCTCCACGAGCAACGTCGGCACTTACAATATAATTTTTAGAATAATCCGGTCTATCCCAAATCCAATAACTATTATCATGCCCACGAATCTCAATTGGGTCTGTTATATTTGCTCTATATTTTTCTATAATAGCCATTTCAACAACGGTATTACCAGATGATAAAAATTCGGTATCACATTCTTGCGCAGCTTCTTTTACACCCAAGTCTGCTGTTTGTTTATCTCTCCAAGTCTGGGTGCGTTCTGGATGTAAACTCCATACTAATTTCGTAGTTTTAAAATCTACTTTTTTAGCTTCGGCATCCATCCACATTTTATGGAAGAAATCACCGACACCGTTAGGAGTAGATAATAGAATAGCACGACCACCAGTAGCTAATGTTTGTTGTGCAGAAGTCCACAATGCATTTACATCTGGAATGAATGCACATTCGTCCAATACAAGTAAATATGCAGCCATACCACGAGCAGAATCAGAGGCAGACGATGCAGCCATAATTCTAGATTCATTTTTTAGTCTTAGTGATAATCGATTATCTTCAACTAATGGAACCTTTAACCATGCAGGTAAATGGGTATATGCCAATCGTACTTTACTAACTACTTCCTTGGATGCCTCCTGTGTTCTAGATATAACTACTACGTTTTTACCCGCATTAAATAATAAAATCCATAATGAATATGCAGATACTAATGTTGAAATTCCCATTTGTCTGGATTTCAATATAATATTTTTATCATGGTTAATGAGATTGTTTAATGTATCTTCTTGAAATGCGAATAATTCAAATGGAATAATTCCTCTTTTTTGATGAGAAATTTTAACATATTTCTTCATAAAATACATTGGGTCAGTTGCACACTTTTTGTATTCTAACTTTAGCAATTCCCGAATGTTTTTATCTTCTGCCATATTATTTATTTAACACTTCTATTGTAGTGAAAGACCCATCTCTTCCTTTTTTGTATTTCTTTTGAAGTTGTTTTTCTATAGTTTTAATTGCGGCATCATTAGTCGATAACGTAGGCAATTCAATTTCAATATCTTTCAATCTATCGTGTACTAATTGTAAATCTTTTTCGGCATCTCGTTTTATTACGTCAACCCTATCTGTATTATCATGTTCAATTGTTAATTCAACACTTAAAGGTCCCGTATCATTCAATGTCTCAATTTTTCGTGCACTATCAGAATTACACCATTTAATAGTTTCTTCTAGTTTTGCTTTAAAATCCAACAAAGTTCCTCGTAAATTTTTAAAATCTCGCTTTTTTATATAAGAGTCATACAACCCTTTATATTTTAATAACGTTTCAAATTCAATGAAACAATCATAACATTTCCCAGATTTAGGCCAGATTTGTTTATCATATCTACTTCCAAATCTAACATCACATTTACATATATTGCATTCTTCTTTATTTACAATAGTAGATTGTTTTGGTTGATAGACTTTTCTTCCATTTATTTTTTTCCATTTTTTACCGGCACTATCTTCCCATTCTTCGCCTTCTTTTCGTTTAGCAAGTTCTTCTACGCCTGACATACTTACTTGAATAAATGGACGATTTCCTTCGAGATAGTCCTTAACAATAGATAAATTGGATTTTCCAGATGCTCTCTTCATATGTTAATAATTATATTTAAACCTAAATACAAATTTATTATATTATTTTTGTAAATCTAATACGGTTTTTATATTATCTAATTCTTTTTTTCTATTCTCCAATTTTTTCTGAATCTCATATGTGTTTAAACTCTTAGAATCCATATCATCCCATTTTAATTCTAGTGCTTTAATTTCATCTTCCAATTCGATAAGTCTTTTCTTTGCCCAATCTATAATAACGCCCTCATTTATTATAATTAATTTATTGTCACATTCTTGTCCAATTTCATTAAGAATACCACAAACATTTATATTTTCTTTTAATGTTCGTTTTGAATCAATTCGGGTTTTTAAATATCTACCCAAAGATACAAGATGTTTGCACAATCCAATATTTATTCCTCTTCCCGCTCCATCTTCATCATCTGGGTCTTTTGGCTTTGCTCCATTATTTTGGTTTAAAGTACCTGAACCGATAACACACGCCCCTTGTTGTTTATCTCCATAGGCAAATGTATATTTAAAATCTGGACAGCTACAATCTACTATACACGGGATATCTTCTAAACTTCGTCCTTTATTTGCATTAAGGTCTCGTTTTAAGAACGTTATTGCTCCACGATGACGAACGCCAGTTACTGATGGACTGCTTTTATATGAAAACTCCATCCGTTCCGAATTTGTTGTATATTTAACATTAAGAGATTTAACATCCATTTTAGATGAAGATTTAACATCCATAGTTCTCGCCTTCCCACGTCTATCTGCATCCGTATACTTTAGAAGCTCACGGAATGTCATCTTCTCTAATAATAATGCTTTTAACGATATCATATAATATAAATATAGCGATTTAAAGTAAAAACCCTCGATATATTACTATCGAGGGTTTCTATTGAATTATATCATCTATTAAGCCCCTGGAAACGATGCCCCAGTAGGTAATATGTTGAAGTCAAGTATGATGAATTCAGCAGTTTTTGCTGGTTGTAAGTATATTTGACCGTACATTATGTTATTATCGATAATATCGGCAGTATTATTACTTTCATCCATAACAACCTTGAATGCATACAATCCACTACGTTGTTGTACGCTTTCGAGATATGGATTTACAACACTCAAGAAACGGTTACGAGTTGCAGAAACATTCTGTTCGAAAACAAGATATTTGCTGGTACTTGCAATGAATTTCTTAAGGGCAATCAACAATCTACGAACATTGACTCTATCAAGAGCAGTATGTTGAACTTGGAGTGTTTTTTGACCCCAAACACATATTCCCTGACCTGGGAATGCTGCAATTGGATTAACTCTTCCTTCATATAGAGTATCTCTATCTGCGATTGTTAATCTATCGAGCGTTTGAACCGCTTGCGGAATACCACCACGGTTTAATCCAGCAGGAGCGAACCATTCGGCTGATGCGGCATCGCTGGATGCATAAATAGAAGGTAATATCACAGAAGGTGGTACACTTACTAATTGATTTGTATTAGAGTCGAGAATACGAATCCAAGGATAATATGTAGCAACATAGTTACTATCAATTGTACTTGCGCAGTTAACTGCGGCTGGAATCATATCAATACTCTGTTTAGTATCTGGGAATACGACGTTATCCATAATGTAGAAACAATCTCCGCGTTGTTCACACATATCGATTGCTAATTGGGTAACATAACTATGCTGGTCACGGAAAATACCTGGTAATACAATCATGTTAATATCCCATTCATCGGCATTACTCAATGCCCCGATAACTTGATTATAAGCAACGCTACCTGCGGTTTTGCTATTAGTACAATTTAAACCTTGCGTGTTTCCGGATGTAATCGAAGTTCCAACATTAATTGGAATCGAAGGAGCTTGTCCATCAAATCCACCTTGGAATCCTAATACAAATCTACGCATTTTAACATATGTAGATTCGTTTGTTGCATCGTATGTTGCAGGGATTGCATTGATAGTACCAGCCGAACTTGATAAAAATTCGGATGCACCAACTCCACTTATAGTATAATCGGTATCAAGGGCAAATGTATCATTATAACCAGAACCTGCATTTTTTGGTAATGCATCAAAATATTGCAAGTTATCAGTATATATTACTTCACCAACGGCATTAACAGGATATAATCCAGATAATTCGTCATCTACAGACAAGGTTTCTCCAAATACTACACCGGATGCATATTTACCTGGCGATTGTGTCCATGTAGAAGCTTTCGTGAATTTCATCGTTGGAGTCATATGGTCTAATACACTACCACCGGCAGGAATTATATATGATTCAAATCCATAAGGAACTGCACTTACTGGATAATTAATATCAGTCATCTGAATTCGGATGTGCTTACTTACATTATCATATGTACCGAATTCAATAATCTTACCGGCACTTGTAATGTAATTATATCTATCGCCAATTTTACGTGCAATATAATTTGGTGAAGTTGGGTCTAATGTTAAATTAGTGAATTGTTCGAGATAAGACGGACGATTTTCCGTATCACTAAACTTACGGACGGCTAATGTGAATGTACCCCAATCACTACCAGCAACAGTTCCGGCCAATCTTACATCACGAATTTCAACTTTGTATGTAGTATTGGTATTGGTTCCGTCAGCTAAAGTATGAACTTGGAACAATTCAAATCTGTGAGAACTTCCATTTACACCTGCAACAGCTTGCGATACAATCCAAGGAGTATATGCATGAGTCAATGAATATGCACTATCGCCAGTTGTTGGTTTATAAGAATATTCATCCGTGAAAATAAGAGGTTCGATTGCTCCACTACTAAATGGTCCAGTAGCATCAAGAGGAGCACCAATTTGCACTCTCCAATATTTTGAATTAGCATTTACTTCAGAAATACTATCTTCGAATATGGAATATACATATGCAGCCTCGATTTTTTGACCGGTAACCTGTTTGGCTGGGTCACCTGCGGTAGCATCATCACCGAATACATTTGTAATATATTCATTCGTTGCTTTACTTAATGAGAATGAATATGCACCGAATCCACCGTCAATACTTGAAGATAATTGTAACGTATAATTCTGGAATATACTTCCGGAAGTATTATCCAATGGATGGCTTAAAATAATAGACCCAGAAAATCCTGGGGCATCTAAATCTTGCATTCCACCAGCTTGAGTATCGCACAATACAGCCAATACCATTTGACTTCCACTACCATCAACAAGATTTCCACAAATATCTAAACTTGGAGCACTACTACTCGAAGTAAATGTTCCATTATATAATCCAAAACTACCACTCAATGTCCCAGTCATTCTAAATATAGGGGTAGAACATCCACCTGCATTATCTAATGTGAAGGATGCACTAATTAAACGGATATCTGTATTATCAAATGGGTCGTTTCCGTATGAATGTACATCTAAATTTACATCATCAAAACTTCCAGTAAGTTGTCCAGAGGCTAATATAGTCGATAAACTATGTCCATCGGTAGAACCACTATAATATACCGTGGAATTAATATTATTGGTTGTATTAAATGTGATTGTTTGTCCATCAAAAACTTTACTTCCAGTTAAGGTAATATTCATAACAGAAGAACTGAATACTAAAGTTCCTGCGGTAGCAGATGAAGTTGTAAACGTTAATCCAGCCGACCATGCATTTGAATATGACCCACTTGGAACAATGAAAGAACTCTGTGATATTAGAGTACCTACATCCGTATTTCTATTCCATTCACCGCTTTCTGCATATATAACTAATGGATGTTTTTGATTATATCCAGTTAATGCACCTACACGAACTATGGTAGCAAATCCTTTTT